TTAGGCGCAACGGACAAGCTCATTGAGTTAAAAGAGCACCCAGTAGAACGCAAGAATTGCGTAATGTCTGCTTGCTTTCGCTCGACAGTGAAGGTTCTTGCGGTTGTGCCAGCTTTCAATACTTCGGGGTCCCCGTCACTTGTCCAAGTTCCGCACATTACCGCTTCAATCAAGTCATCAAATGAAGTGTAAGAAAGCTCAAAATTCACGTCGCCAGAAACGCTTTTGTTGCCGTGACGATAATGGGCGATCTGTCGGTCTTCTCGCAATTCCTCAGATTCAATTGAGTCTTTGGAAAGTCCCAACGTCGTCCCGGTGTGGCGAATAGCCTTTAATGCAGGAGTCGCCGGGGTCGTTCCGTAAGTTGCTTCAGCAATGTAAGTTAAGTCATGCCGAGCGCCTGTTGCAATAGTCATAATATTTTACCTTGGGGCTACATGAGCCGAATAATTAATTGAAACGGATATGACAAATCTGTCTCCGTCAATGATTCCCGCACTTCGGGAAGTATCGCCTAACCGAACAACTACGCCATTATACGTCAAGCTAGTGCCTCGCTTAAAGTGATCTGCTACGTCATCCGCATCCAACTCCGCGCCCCTTCTCCCCTTTCCAGCTTCCGAATAAACATCTACTTGATAAATTCCAAGATGCTCGTCTAGTCCTGAATCGCCCAAACCAGACTGCTCCGACGAAACCGGCAGTATGCTTGGACGCAAGTAAGCGCTACCTACCACCGGAACGTAAACCGTATTCTCCCATGCAATGGGATGGGTCGTGATTCCAGCCATGCGGCTATCAAGCGCTGAACTAATATCTAAGAAGGTGCTGCTCATTTTGGCAAATTCCTAATGGCCTTCGTCATTGCTGCTTTAACTCGCCTGATACTGACCCTGACCATTCCTTTCGGAGCTTGTGTCGAAAATCCATTTACCGTTTTTCCGGTTGGATTTTTAGGCGGGTTAGGATACAACCCGTATTCTATTTTGTAAGCGTAAGGCAAGTTATTGGACAAGAACAAAGATCCGTCCCCAGAAAACTGATTAAGCACTTCCGTAACTTTACTTATGGAAGCCTCGCCTTGACCGCTTGCATCTTTTGCTCCAATCCTGCTTGTTATCGGGGAGCCTATCGATGGCTGCCAATTGCCTCGTAGTCGGCCAGTGTCTACCGGAGTTCCTTTTATAATATTAGTAAACAGCTCGGAAGAAGTTGCAACAATAACCTTGTTGATATTAATCCCGGTCTTTTCTGCAAACTTTTTAACGCCTAAGCTGAAGTTCATACATTATATCCGTACCTTCTGGCGACAAAGCCCTGACGTTCATAACCCTGTAATGCTCCGCATCAAAAAGGCAATCATCATCCGTTTCTGGGGTTCCAACGTCGCCAGAAAAGTATAATCTGGCATCGTCCCGCCTTACTAATTCTCCGTCTATTTCTGACGATGAATAATTTAGCCTTACACCCTGACCCGCTAAAGTTGTGGTTGTGCCGCCTGAAAAGCTACCAAGCGATGGATCAAAGGTTGCGCCGCCAAGCCTGGTAATGGTGGTGTCTTCACCAAACTTGGTCAGCAATCTTGTGGCCGTTGTCGTTAGTTGAGCGTAATTATAACTCACGCCCTAGACACCAAGCTAAAAGGTTTGATTATCTTCCTTAGCGCAGCCGTAACCGCTGGCGTTTGGGCCTTCATGCTTGCGTTGTTCTTGTAGGTTACCGTTATTTCGCCAATCTTCTCTTGCGTCGTCTGTCGATCTTTGACCGATAAGGCAAAATTCCCGTTTTCTACGGTTACCGTTGTTTCATAAACAGCATATTTTAATTGCTTGGGTATTTCGTTTGAGTTCACCGAGTAACTGTCTATGTATACTTCTGTTCTTGGCCACTGCAACGCTTGCTCATCAGTTGCCTTTCGGCCTAGAAAATTCTGACTTTCAATAAAGTCCATCGCTCTTAATATATGTTCTTCAGTGTGGGCTTGGTTCCCGTGAACGGTAATAGCTCTTGCTAGAGCCCAAGCTTCATATTCGGCATAGCTGACATAGCTATTTGCATTTGCTACGCCGGAACCATCTTCAACAATAAGCGCCATTACATATCCTCAGACTAAGAATCTTGGGGGCCGAAGCCCCCCGTCATCTATTTGCTTTGACTATGATTAGCCGAGCAGAGTTGCAATGAAGTCAGGCTTCCAAGCCTTGACACCCCATGCTACGCCTACTTCGATCATAGACTTGCGATAGCCGCGATAAACGCGAATCTCGAATACCAAGCCGCTTCGCTGATCTTGTACGATCATTGAGTCGTCAGCAGCGTCGCCGCCACTTGGTACTGCTGGTGGTCTAATAGCAAGTTCCAGTGCCTTGCGATGCAAAGCAATGTTACCAACGTAAGAGGCACCAACGGTCATCTCAGCAGTTGAAGCCAGTGCAGAGCGTAAACCGGGGCTACCAATTACGGCAGTGCCAGCAGCAGCCGTGAAGCCTGAGTTTACAACGTACTTATCGGTATCGCCTGCAAAGGTAACAATGTCACCAGAAAGCAAGGTGCCGCCGTCGCCACCGTCAAGGACGATGCTAGTTTCTCCGACAGGTTCGCCGCCGTTTGCATCCAAGCCCGTTGCCGTACCTTGGGTATGGCTTTGAACTTGAGCAGACTCTCGGATACCCATGCCCATAAGGTCAAGCAAGATGCCTTGACGGAGCAAAGTGTCGTTACCAGCGTTATTAACTTGCTGAAGCGAAGCCAATTTACGAAGGTTTGCGCCAGCCGCAGAACTAAGGATCAAAGAAACTTGATCTTGCTCAGTAGGCATGCCGTTATCAACCAAGATTCGACGCATTTCAGCAATCGCATGGTTGTTACTGCCGAATGGCGTAGTACCAGCCGTACCATGAGCGCGTGAAGCGTTCTGGTATGCTTCGACTGCCAAGTCAGCTTCTACTTCGTTGCACAAAGTACGCATTGCTTGAGCGATCTGGTCGCCGTATACGGTCTCAAACCCAATACCGTTGTTCAAGTGCCGCACATCTTCCCCAGTGTAAGGAATCTGAACCGCTCTCGACTTGGTAATCGATAGAGTCTTGTTGTCAACCGTTTGATCAGTCCCTTCTGGGATGGCCATTGCTTCGGTGACATCAACCGCTGTTGCTGCGCGAGTGAAGGATGCTCGAACGGTATCGCCTTTGGCGACTCGCTCAACTCCGTTTGCGTTAATGGTCGAAGCTGGAATGAAGCCAACAAGCTCCCGCCCTACTACGTCTGCTGCTGTAAAAATATCCGCAGCCAAGTTAGTTAATACGTTAGCCATTAGTGGCCTCCTTAATCATCAAAAAGTTTACCGCCCGAACGCATATACTCCGACTTTTCAGTTGGACGCATTGCTTCAAAGTCAGTTCGTGACATTTCTTTTGTTCGCGCTTCGGCCCCGCCTTGCGCTGATCTGACGGCCCCGCCGCCATTTGCTAGACTGCCATCAACCAAGAACGGATAGTTCTGCTTAATGGAGTTAGTTAGGTCATCGAGGGATGAAACGGTTAATTGGCCCGATTCATCAGCGACTCGAATCTCATTATCAACAAGTGTAAGCCTCTGGCTTATTTGCTGCTGTAGCAATTTTGCCCTATTCACATCTTTTGTCAAGTGGCCAGCGATTCTTATTGCCTCGCCGTCAATCCTTGACCTTGATATGTCAGAGTTCATTTTGTCGATTGTACTTCGTAGCGTATCGGACTCTTGTTTCTGAGACTCGAAAAGTTGCTTGTAATCGTTTTCAGCTTGGGCCTTTTCTTCCGCTCTGGTCTTTGCTGTTTGTTCTGCCTTCTCCCTTTCGCCTTGGGCCTTCTTCCTTTCGGATATTAGCTCATCGTTCTTAGCCTTTAGGCCGGAAACCTCTTGATCTAGTCTGGTTTGTATTTCCCGCTCCAGAATATCACCTAGTTTCGCTTTTACCTCATCATCAAGTTCAATGTCGTTTAATGCTTCCATTGCTCACCTCTAGTTTGCAGTGTTGCGGCCCAGCCGCTTAAATGCCCAAGTCTTGAAAGACCATAGGCTGTAGCTTCCGAAGTTCGGCAAGGGTCAATGTTTTGCCTTGAGCATCCACAAAGCGCCCTATTGAAATCTTGCCGTCTCGAAACAGTTTGGCCCTAGCAACTCCCAAAACTTCCACCTGGAAAGCCTTGGATTGTCGCCTAAGCCATGATCCGTATGCGGTATCACCTGATACCCTAGTCGTTCCTTTGTCGTTCACCGCTGGCCTTTTGCCTACTACATTAAGCCCTAAATCAAATTCTTCCTTGACCATTGGGGTTATAGTGCTGCGGCAATTGAAGTGTGCGGGCGGCTTGGGGCTGTCGTTCGTATCCTTATAGATTTGCTGGTCCCTACCGGCACAAATCAACGATGTTCTACCGTCTAAAGTAGCAATCCATCGGTATCGGTCAATGATGTTCTTATTCTCACGCATAAAGACTTCACGCGCCTGGATGCTAACGTAGTTGGTCACCGTCCTAGCTAACGTTGCCGCTTGACGTTGTTGCAATTGCGTCAAATTTTTGACGTTAGCCGATATTTCTTGCGAGGTTTGGCCGAGCGTTACGCCATCCCGAACCGTTTGGACCACTTGCCGTGACTTGCGAGCAGAATATTCCTTTAGGGCTTCGTTTATGGTGTACGATCTAGTGGGTTCGAGCGGCATTCGCCTTAATAGCATTGCGGCCTGTAGGACCGCCAAGGCTGGACCGACCACATCGGACGCATCAATATTGATATCCATTAAGTCAACGTTGAAATCTGACTGAAACCCCACAAACTCCTTCATCTCGTCAATGAAGCTTTTCTCGTATGCCTCGGACGCCTGTTTCATCTCGTCAATGATTTCTTGCACGATGCGATCAAGAATGGCCGGTGATGCCGAGGCAATATCTGGCCCTAGTATGGATTCGACCTTATCCATAATCTCTTGAACGTGCCGCTCTGCCACATCTTCACGCCCTTTCGAGTAGCGCATGATAAAGACTTGGTGACGGGTAACGGCGTCTTCTATTTTGTCATTGGTTGACATGGTTTAGCCTAATGGGGCCAATTCTCCGAGTTCTTCTGCTACATCTTCCAATTGCCTATCGGCGTCGATGATACCGCCAGCCTTTAGCCTGTCGAAAATGTCTTGATTGCTGATTATCTGACGGTCTAACAAAGTGACCATCGACATGAGCAGTTGCGGGTCCACTGACTTATCATAGAATTCGCGGTTAATCTCAAACTCTGACAGATCACCTGTACCCATGAATTCACCGCACCAGCTTAGGCATTGCTCAATGGCTTGGCTTAGGTTGTGGACAATATCACCTAAAACCGAATTCTCAGACGCAAAACGAATCCTGGCCCCTTCTGCGGTCTCATTCCCGCCCCGATCCGTCACAATACGCGCGCCAATGGCAATCATGGCGTTTTCTTTGGCCCTCATAGCTTCCAGCACTAGGTTATTAGGGTCGGCCTGTACCAGTGTGGCACTCCCGGCCTCGCCTAGCACATGGCCCGCCCTAGATCCGAGCTTAATGCCATTAGGATTGTATTCTTGCCATTGCTCCATGCTCAAACTATGCGTGATGAACAGGGTTGGTTGGCCCGTTAGAAAACAAGATTCTTCGTAATCCGCTGAATTGCGGTAATGGGCAATATTCACATCCGCAATATCAGAAAGCGGCGCATCATCAACGCTTGCGTCGTTATTCTTTGACCCTACAAAGACGGCTGGTATTACATCCCATACGCTACCATCTGCCCGTCTTGGATAGAATTCGTCGGTATACGGTAAGCCCTCACGGTACAGTTGTTGGGTGTATCCATCCTCGCGCAATCGCAAGACCCTATGCTGTGCTTCGGTATCGTGCGCGAATTCATCGCCGCCGCTCTTATACTGTTCTGCAATGACGCAAAGGGTTAATAACTTGCGACCCCTTACCGCTTCGGTTCGCCAATTAATCACCTGTTCGGCCTCATAAGGCACAATCGAGGCTTTCAGGTCTAATGCGGTAACATCCTCGGCGCTCATCCCGTCTTCGGCTTGCGGGTAGTCAACCAGCAAGAAGGATCGGCCCGTTTCTAGCAGATTGGACAATTCATCCTTTGCCATTTGCACCAGCCCAAGACCATCGCCCGTTGCATCTTCTAGCAAGTAGTCCAAGGCTACCGGGATTTCCAACACTGGCATCTTGCGGAATGCCGCCCCAACCAAAGCATTCTTGGTGCGTCCGGTAAAGTTCGTGAACAATGCTCGCTTTAAATATTGCTGATACCTTAGCGACTCAACCCCAATCCTGCCATCGCTTGACTCTGAATCGGGAACCGGAAGGTACACTTGCCGCTTATCCTTTACGGCAACCGATCCCCGTACTGAATCACGGGTCTTCTGCCATACAGGAAGGTAAGTTTCGTATTGCGGGTTTTTATCTTCTACGGTCATTAGGTCATTCTCTTTTAGGTGGCAAAAGCAAAGCGCACATTTGCGACGGGTTTAACGATTGGCATTTCAAACGCGATTGGGTACGTTGTCGCGTCGTTCTGGTGATCCACCCCGCTAGACTTGTCTGGCTCCCCGTTCTTATACACTTGCTGCTCTAACGATTCCGCTGTTACCTTGCAGGCGTTAGCGTTGATCCTAACCCGGCCTTGTGCAAGCGCCCGATTCATTGATGATACCCGGTCCCTTACTGCTGGATTCTTCCTGTTCGCCCTTACGTTGAAACCGGCCTGTTCGAGCAATGCGATATCTGACAATGAAGCGTTGACCGTCTTACGTGCGCCCCCGCTCGCATCCGGGTAGATATATATCGGGCTGCCCCTGTAACGATCCGTTATTATACGCACCATTTCCGGCGTATCATACATGTTACAAAGCTCATCGACCGCATGCCATGTGCGGCCCCCATCCCGTTGAACGTATACCGTCGCGGCCTGCTTGGTAACGTTAAAATCGCACCCAATGTAAACAGGTTCATTCGGCCTTATCGTCTCATCCGATCCGCAAGCATTCCGGTCATAACTTGCGTATACGCTACCGCTCGTAAGGTTGACGAATTGCCCATCAAGATAAGCCGCTAACAGATGGGCCGGGTAGATCGCTTTCAGGCTGTCGATATACCCCGCCGGTAAATGCGGGTTTGATTCGGTCGGGGCTTGGATGATCTCATAACCGGGCTTTGGGTCTTTCTTCCATGCGCTATAAACGAATCTGAAGCCCTCTGGGGTGGTTGTCACTCCTATCGTGTTCTGCTCACCATTAGTCTTCTTCTGCCTGTTACGTGCCACGATCTGACGC